GAAATAGCAATAGATAAAGTACGTAAAAGAGATAGAGGTGTTTCGTGGGTTGCACGAGATAAAATGAGAAAAGTAAGTGAGCAATTACGTACAGACTATGATAAAATAGGTAACGAATATGCACCTCAAATAAAAACTATTAACATACGAATACAAGAATTACGACAGCAAGCACAATTAAAAACAGAAGATCTCGATGCAAAAATTATACAACTTGAAGGATTTATTGAAAAAGAACAAGATATAGTTGATGACATTAGAGAAGATAAGTTAGTATTAGAACAAGCATATAGACAACTTGAAGTAGAGGTAGGTCCTGTAAAATATATTGCAGAATTTATATACGGCGACAATGCAGTAGGTATGTTAGATAGTGCAGTCAGAGGAGTAATTTTATTGTTAATTTTTGTATTTGATCCACTTGCGGTATTATTAATTATTGCAGGAAATATGACTATACGACAACATATAGAATTAAAACCTTTAAAAATGCGTAATGAGAAAGACGACGATGTTATAGTTGAACAAGAAGATGGAGCTGAATTGATAATACCTGCAGATATTAAATCGGCGGTACCTAAGCCAGTCAAGGATGTTGTTGAACGAAAAAAGGAAAAACATGTTCCCAAAGGAACTGCTGTACGATCACACGAAGAAGGTATTGCTGGAATAATTCATTCAAAAACAGAACCAGAAGAATTAGAACAAAATATAAAAGAAATATTAGAACAGGCAGACCCTAAAGTAAGAGAAGAAGTAGCAAAAGAATTGGAAAAAGAAGAAGAATCAGTACCAGTATTAGTTGATAAAGCAAATAAAACAGTTTTAGAACCACTAGTTAATAAAGGGAGATCATTATTAAAATCATTAGCATCCGGCGGCAAAAGCAAAAAAGTAAGTTGGATTAATACACCACATGAACCAAAGCACTAAACACTTTATTTGTAGTTTTTGTAATAAAACTAGAGATGAAGTAAAGAAATTAATTCAAGGCCCCGATAAAGATATATTTATTTGTGACGAATGCATTAAACTTTCTTTTAATATTATTCAGGATGAAGAAAGTGAAATAAATGAGCACTATGTTTATACCCCAGAAGCAATTTACAATCACCTAAACGAATTTGTTATAGGTCAAGAAGAAGCCAAAAAAGTCCTATCAGTAGCAGTATATAATCATTATAAGCGAATTAATCATATAGCAACAGACATAGAATTAGATAAATCTAATGTACTGTTATTGGGTCCTTCTGGTTCAGGCAAAACATTATTAGCAAGTACTATAGCAAAAATATTAGATGTCCCTTTTGCAATAGCAGATGCAACCACAGTAACAGAAGCAGGTTATGTTGGTGATGATGTAGAAAATCTAGTAACTAAATTATTGTCTGCCGCAGACTATGATATAGAACGAGCAGAAAAAGGTATTGTTTATGTTGACGAAATAGATAAAAAAGGACGAAAATCTGAATCTACAAGTATTACTAGAGATGTATCAGGCGAAGGTGTACAGCAAGCATTATTAAAAATGATAGAAGGAGCAGAAATTCGAGTACCGCCATCGGGCGGAAGAAAGCACCCCCAATCAGAAATAGTAGAGATAAACACCAAGGATATATTGTTTATATTAGGTGGTGCATTTATAGATTTAGAAAAACATATTAAGAAACGGTTAAACAAAACCAAGTCCATAGGATTTGGAGCAATAATAGATGAAAAACAAGATGATACAAATTATTTTAATTTTGTTGAACCAGACGATTTAGTTGAATACGGGTTAATACCTGAACTTGTTGGTAGAATACCTATACGTGTTGGTCTTAAAGAACTTACACACAATGAACTTGTAAAAGTATTAACAGAACCTAAAAATAGCATTACAAAACAATTTCAACGATTGTTTGAAATGGATAATGTTAAATTAGAATTTACAGACGGAGCATGTGAAGAAATAGTAAAACTTTGTACTGATACAAAAGTAGGCGCAAGAGGATTGCGTTCAGTTATAGAAAGCACATTATTAGATGTGCAATTTAACCTACCAAACTACGAAAAGAAAGGGATAGAACAGGTGGTAATAAATGAAGACACAATCAAGAAACGACAGGAACCGTTCATCGTTTACGGGAAGAAACAACAGAAAAAGTAATTATATAAGCCATCCAATGTTACGGCTTATAGATGAAAATGGCGAACAACTGGGTGTAATGGAAACTAGGAGAGCCATTGGCATAGCTCGAGAACGAGAATTAGAAGTTGTTGTTATATCTGAAAGTGTGTCCCCTCCGGTGGCCAAAATTGTAGATTTAAATAAATATCATTATAAAGAACAACAAAGAAAGAAAGCTCAGGCAAAAAATGCTCGTGCAAGTCGAACTGAATTAAAAGAAATGCAATTTAGACCAACAATTGGTGACCATGATTTTGAAGTTAAAGCAACCAAAATTAAAAAGTTTTTAGATAAAGGTGATCAAGTAAAAATTGTAGTTCGGTTTAAAGGACGAGAACGACACATATATAAAGAATCTGGATTGGAATTATTTGATAGATTATCAAAAAAATTAGAATCAGATTTTATGTCCGAGCCTAAATTTGTCGGTTCAAGTATTGTAGCAATATTAAAATGATTAGAATAGAAGTACGAAATAATAATGCAGATAAAGCAATTAAATTATTAAAGAAAAAAGTAAACGCAGAAGGTACTTTAAAAGACTGTCGTGATAAACAGTTTTATGAAAAACCGACAGATAAAAGACGTAGAAAGAAAGCTCAAGCTATTCGTCGTATTGAGCGAAATATAGAAAAATTATATGACGAAAAAGAAAAAAATTATTGACATTTATATTATAACCTGTTATAATATATATAAATAATAATGAAGAGAAAGTTAATGCCACAGTAGGGTTAACTTCACTCTGTCTTGCTTATAAAGGAGAAAAATTATGACTAGCAGACATCTCACAACCGCCAATCTAGGCGATTTCATTACATCGTTAACACCGTTTACTGTAGGAATGGACAGAATGTTTAGGGACTTAGAACAGTTCTCTAATACATTTGCTGGTTCTTCCACAGCATATCCCCCATACAACATCGAACAAATAGATGATGGAAAATGGGTGATTTCGATGGCCATTGCAGGCTTCGGAGAAGACGATATTACCGTTTCTCAAAAAGAACGTAATCTTACAGTTAAAGGTAAGATTGAAGGCAAAGATGACGAGACTACATGTGTAGATCACTTTGTTCATCATGGTATTGCTAACCGTTCTTTTGATAGAACGTTTCGTTTAGGTGAACATGTACTCGTTAAAGATGCAATTCTTAAAAACGGCATGTTAACTATAGATTTGGAACAAGAAATTCCCGAATCTGAAAAGCCTAGGGAAATTCCTATCACAGTTAATTAAACAACATTATGCGGCGCATGATGGTGCGCCGCCTCTATTTTAACTAAATACAGAAAAGGGTTTGCTAATGCCTGAAATTGAAACTATAGTTGAAAAAGATACCAAAACGGTTCAAAATATAAAAGAACCAGAAAAGTATCAAGTTATTTTTGTTAATGATAATTTTACACCAATGGAATTTGTTGTAGAAGCATTAATGGCTATTTTTCATCATACCAAAGCCGCCGCGGAAAAAATAATGGTTGATATACATGAAAAAGGCAAGGGAACTGCTGGAGTATTTTTTTATGAAATTGCAGAACAAAAAGCATTAGAAACTACACACCTAGCAAGGTCAAAAGGCCATCCATTAAACGTAGAAATTGAAGCAACATAGCATTGTCGTTATAGGTAATGGTGTTAGTAGAAAAAATATAGACCTTTGGCAATTAAAAAAACATTATATAGTGTATGGGTGCAATGCAATATACAGAGAATATCAACCTGATATCTTATTTTGCGTTGACGATAGAATGTGCAATGAACTTCATGTAAGTGGATATTCAAAAGTACATACCGTAATTACACCTAATAAATATAGTTGTCCTTCAGCGACACATATTAAAATAAACAGTAATTGGAAAAAATGGAATTGTGGTGCATTAGCATGTCTTTATGCCGCAACGCAAGAACCAAAGACAATATATCTTATAGGATTTGACATTGGCGGAGAAGAAGGATATAGGAACATGTACGAAGGATCTATCCACTATCCTGGTAGAGGGACCGAACGCCATTTCACAGTGGAATCTGTTACCAAAAAACAACTTCTCTGGACCTTTCATTCCTTTTCCGATATCCAATTTAGAAGAATTGGCGGAGTGGGAATACAAGAATTCGATAGATGCAGAAATTATAAACGAATAGAAAAACTGCCATATGAAAATAAAAACAATTGATTACACAAGACATGTTATTGGAGATAATGTTGCATTATCATTTGATGATTTTTATGAAGATTTAACAGAATTAAGACAAAACTGTCCTGTCCATAGTGTAGATACAGATTATCCAAAATATGATAATGAATATTTAGAAAATTCTTGTGAATCAGATAAACTAAAATGGGAAGAGAATTGCCGATTAGTTTTAGAACCAGAAATGAAAGATAGATTATATCCTCGACTATTGCCCCAAAGCCCTGCCGGAACGGTATCTAAAATTATTTCAAATAATCATGCATTAGATATACTCAATCCTATTATTAAAGAAGTATATAATAAAGATGTAACAAATGCAAATTCCCAATGTATTAGTTCTACTTTTTGGGATTATGATAGTCATGTAGATGCATTTAATGTATATAATGAAAATATTATGACTGCGTATTGGGATGAATGTTTTGAACAAGGTGAAAAATGCCTTGGAGAATCGTCTATCGCTGATCCCTATGCATGGGAAGAAGCAAAAACATGGGTTAAAAAACTTAGAGAATGTGACCCAAGAACTTTTAATCAAGCAACCGGTATTGCAGAAATATGGGCCGACCGACCAATGGCTAAATCTAGGTTCAATAAAACTAAATTCTTTAATGAGTATTTGCCAAAATCGACAAGATTAAAATTACAAAATCATCCAAATCGACCACAATGGTTACTAGACGATAGTTTTGTTTGTATTGTTTTTTTAGATTTTAATACTGATCCTAAATGGAAAGAGATACCCGAAGTAGAATTTTGGAAACATAAACCATTCTTCCCTACAGAAGAAGGTAGGCATAAACTTACAAAAGAAGATATATTGCAAAAAGAAATAATGACTCAATTATTTTATTATGAAACATGGCACTATAGCGAAATGGCAGAAGCCAATAAAGAGATGAGAAATATGCCATTAGCCGCCTCTGTATGGGACAACCAACACACATCAACAGAATATGATTTAATTAATTCTATACAAGGTAAAATTAATGGTTGTATATTATTTCCTGGAGAATATTTTCATAAAATTGCTTTTCCCAGAGCATATCATGACATACCTATGAGAACTCAAATATTGGTATTAAAATGAAAATAATACCACATAATTTATTTGAAACAAACATGGCATCTTTTAATATATTTAATGAGCCAGTGTTTAATTATTTGTTAGATTTAAACAAACGAATGCCAGATGAAATATCGGAAGAAGAAAATGTAACAAATTCTTTAGGTAATACTTCGTCATATAATACATATCAACGTAGCATAAAAATGTTTAATAGTGCTGTTAAGGATTCATATGAAGATGAAGAATGGATATGTGTACGCAACGAAGTTAAAAAATTTTTAAATCATTTGGGAAAATTATATATAGAAATGCATTATAGTACGACTACGAGTTGGGTTCATTCACGAAAATTTGACGTTATAAATTTATGGATAGTGCGATATATGGAAGGAGATTATCAATCATGGCATACTCATCCTAATTCTGCTTTATCTGCTGTTATGTTTTTAGAAGTGCCAGACAGTATAAATGAGGAAACATTTCCTGATGGCATGTTACATTTATTAAGTAATGGAATATATGATGAACAAACATTAGAAATAAACAAATCACATTATGTAAAACCTGAACCAGGATTAGTTGTAATATTTCCATCTTCGATAGGCCATTTAGCATATCCATTTAAAGGTCCAGGCAGAAGAACAGTAATATCATTTAACCTAAATGATGATTCGATTATGTCTGGTGCTAAATTAGATAAAAATACTGGAAAATATTTACTTTCTGGCCCAAATAATAAGGTTTACGAGTTAACAGAGTACATTGGCGATAAATAATTTTAGGCGGACAAATATAGTTGTGTAAACAGGAAGAACTGATCTAATCAACTTGTTGGTTACTGTAAAACTAGTAAACTTGATCAAGATGTGTTTCAAACGACAATAAAGTCCGCCTACCTATAGAAACGGGATGTGACAAAGGTTCGGTTCGCTCTTATTAACCTCTGCTGTTCAATAAGAAGGCATGTTGAAAATTAATCGTAGCCGGTACAAATGATGCGAAATCAACAAACCGCAATCAATTCGCGATGCGATTGCTAACAAAAAGATTTTGCTTTCGTTCTTAAATAAGTATATGGTAATAATACCTCTGATTACATGTTTTATTTTTTTAATATACTAAGAGATACGGTATGCAAAAATTAAAGGAAGGCACAACCTACAAGACAAACAAAGAGGATTATGTCGCTGTATCTTTGAACATAAGGGATAAAGATCATTTTTATGCTATTGTTCACTACCTAAATAGAACGTTAGGTAGAACCGGTTGGAAGGCCCAAAAAAATACCCTTAAAAAATTTAAACAAGGGCGATTAAACGTTAAACGTCTTTTTTGGCTTTCTGATCCTTCGGTTTCTATAATATTAAAACTCCTATGATTAATGACGTGTTAACTGAACTTCAAACTCTAATACAAACTTTTAATGATAATATTGAAAATGAATCTAATATCGAAGATTTCATTAAAGAAGGACATATAGAACTTGTTACACACGATAATATCCTGTTTGAATTAGATGTAAAAAAGTTAGAAGATAGTTCAATAGAAAAATCGATTTCAGTTTCAAAATTAGGGGACGACGGAGAAGTTGTAGAGGTATACGAAGGTGACCAAGATGAGTTATCGGAACTTATACCTAGTTCCAAATTATTAAATTAAGATGAGAGATATAAAAATAAAAGATATAGTTATTGTGGGAGGCGGAGCCGCAGGCTGGCTTGCCGCTATATTTTTGATAAAAAGAAAATATAATGTTACACTGATAGAATCTAAACACATACCTTCCATAGGTGTAGGCGAAAGTATTCAACCTGCAGTTTCTGGTTTTTTAGATTTTTCAGGATATAATCAAACAGATTGGATGCCATCCGCTAATGCTACATATAAAATGGGAACAATGTTTGATGGTTGGTCAGATAATACGTTTATGGTTGATAGCGAATCTGCGGCATTTAGTATATTAGATACAACAGAATATGATTCCTATGGTACCCATGATGCCGCAATGGCATTAGGTATGACTGCAAACGAATGGTCTAATTGGTTTCCTCCTTATAGAATGGCAATAAACAACATGTCGCCAAAAATGGGAAAAGAACGATTAAACTATCTTAATGGAAATATGACACCACCCCCCAATGCAGTACAATGGGATAATGTTGCAATAATAGATTTTTTAAAACAAGAATGCCTAAAACAAGGTGTTAACCATATTGTTGATAAAGTTGTAGATGCAAATTTAGATGAAGAAGGATATATAAAAGAATTAATTTTAGAAGATCGAACAGAGAATATTTCAGGAGATATATATATAGATTGTTCTGGGTTTCATTCTATTTTGTTTGATGTTATATACAAATGCCCTTGGCATTCAGTTCAAGATTTTTTACCAACAAATAATGCCATAGCAATAAGAAAAAAATACACTAATCCTCAAAAAGAATGTCATCCTTACACAAAATCTACTGCAATGAATTCCGGATGGATGTGGACAATACCAACATACAATGATTTAACATACGGATATGTTTACAGTGACCAATATATAGATAAAGATGATGCAGAACACGAATTACGAACAAAAATAAATGAATGGGATGCTCCGGCAAAACATGTACCTTTTAAATCAGGAATACGAGATACAATAGCATTTAAAAATGTATATGGTATGGGTCTTTCAGCAGGATTCTTAGAACCGTTAGAAGCAACAAATTTGGCATTTACTGTAATGGCAGTAGGTAACTTAGGAAAATTGTTATATGAAACAGGCAATATGTATAATGAAAATATGGGACTTCATATAAGCAAAATGTTCAGTGCGTCAGTAGATGAAATAGTAAATTTTATATATATGCATTATAAAATGTCTACAAAAGATGATACATTATTTTGGAAAGAAGTAAAAGAAAAACCTATGCCAGATAAAATTGTACCTATATATAATGCAATAAAAGATGGTCCTATGTCTCAAGTAGCATTTCACGATATGATGACAAAAATGATGCCAGGATTTAGGTTTACTGAACCCAATGCTCCAATATTTGCCTCAGGGCATTGGTGGCAGTTATTAAAAGGATGTGGTAGGTATGAAAATATCAAGAGGGAATATAGTGATGATTTCATAAAATATGGCAAAATGGTGTTAGATGTTCATTCAAATAGAATGGATAATGTATTGAAAACTTTTCCTAACCATTATGATTATTTGACAGAATGGTACGAATCGATTTGACTTTATTAATTGTTTATGTTATAATAATTACATGAAGAATCATGTGATGATAGATGTTGAGTCATTGAGTACTCGACCTGATGCAGTTTTACTGACATTCGGTGCAATACGTTTTCGTCCTAGCGACAATGACGTAGGAAAAGACGCATTTGAAATGGAGCATTTCTATAGACGTATTGATCCTGAATCTTGTACAAAATTGGGTTTGCAAGTTGACGAACCAACAATGGAATGGTGGGCAAAACAAGAAGACGAAGTAAAAGCGGAAGCATTTTCACCAGAAGATAGATGTGATATAGCAGATGTTATGAAAGACTTTTATATGTTTTGTAAAGGATGCGATCATTTTTGGGCTCATGGTTCTATATTTGATATAATGATTATTGAAACTATAAATAGAATATTACAACGAGGCAATCCGTGGAAGTTTTGGCAGATACGAGATACACGAACGTTATTTGGTCTTGTAGACATGGTACTTCCAAAAACTGCTAAACATCATAGCTTATATGATTGTTATAATCAAATATTGGGTGTACAAGCATCATTTTATTCATTAGGATTAACTAAATGAATTTTTATGTAATGTGTTGCATAATTATTTTAACTATTATGGCTGGAATAATAGGAGGCAAAATATTAGCAATATTTTATTTATGAAATGAAAAATATAGTATGGAAGGGCAGTACAGAATTAGAAGTTGTTAAACAAAATAGTTTAACAGCAATGCGACATCATGCTGACGAACAAATAAAAAAATTAAAAGAACACGCAAATCTATTGGTTAAACAGGCACAAGAATTAGACGAAAGAGTTAAGTTAGCAGAAAAAATTGCTACGGCCAAATGCGGGTTTATTCCTGTACACTTTAAAGAATATTACTTGTATGAAAAAAAAGGTAAGTTAGCATTAACATTAATAGGGCCAGATGAATGGAAATCACCATATGGAAAATGTATTGCTAAAGTAAGACAATTGGGAGATTCAACATGGGAAAAATTATAATTGCGATAGTAGTATTATTGCTTCTTAGTTTGCCGTTATCATGTATGAGTTTATTAACTGATAGTTACGGAGCCTCTAAAGAAGCAGAAAGTATAAAATATCCATCTAGTTTAATTCATAGTTTTATAGAAGGATGTTATGTTGTATTCAAAGATGTTAAATTTAAATCTGATACAATTTGGACTACAGATATGAAAGAGATTTGTGGATGCGTTATGGATAGTATTAGAGAAGAAGTTACGTTAGATGAATTTATAAATGATTGGAGTAGAAAATTAACTCCTGAACAGGAATCAATGACAGAAATGTTTGGTATGTTATGTACTGAACAAATTATAAAAGAAAAATTAAAAAATCAAACGGACCCAGTATGAGCAAGATAACTTTAGAGAATAGGTCGCCAAGAATATACAAATATAATAGCACAAAGGAATATGTAGACAAGTTTCCTTGTGCATATAGACAATACTTGGCTGATAGTCATTGTAATGTTATTCATGGTTATAGTTTTAGTATGAGATTCTTTTTCGGTACAGATCATTTAGATGTTAGAAACTGGGTTGTAGATTACGGTGGTTTAGGAGAACTTAAAAGTTTCTTAGACGAACAATTTGATCATACATTATTAGTAGCAGAAGATGAACCAGAAATGGACCTTTATAAACAATTACAAGAACGTGGTATTGCAAAACTTACTGTATTGCCAAAACTTGGATGTGAAGGAATGTCTTCTATGTTATACAAATATATGAACGGAATATTCATTCCTGATATGTGGGGTCCTGGAGAAGCCGAAAGACTTTGGTGTTATAGAGTAGAAGTACGTGAAACAGAAAGCAACATGGCTTGGCGTGAAGGACACAGAGAATGGGGTGAGGACTTATTTGAAGTGGATGAATAATGATAGAACAACCATCTATACCAAAAATTATTGATAGTAATATTTTTAATGTTGATACAAATAAAGAACGTGACATTAAAATAATTAATATAGATATTAAAGATAAATTTCCTCTTAAAGTAGTCGAAGTACCAGATGTATATGAAGATTATGTTTCTGTAAGACAATTTGCATTAGAGCTTCCTTGCATGTTTGCTCGAGAGGTAGATAGGAATACAAATTATCCTGGTTATAGAGGTAGTTACCTTTGCGATCAAACTCCGTTATGGACACTAATAAATGATGTTTTATTAAAATATTTTTCTGATGAAAGGCGTACGTCACTAATTCCGGCATATTTTCCATTTGTTACGGGTATAATAAACACAAAACATATTCAAAAACGTACCAGTTCAATTCGACCATTAGTATCTCTATTACCTCATCAAGATAAAATGCCGCCATCACCGGGTATGTTTGCCGGAGTAATATATTTAAATTTGCCTGATGAATGTGCTGGCGGAACAGCATTTTACACAAGCTCTGTTGATGGACAACGTATGTACGAAACAAAAATGGTACCAAATACTATGGTATTATATCAACAAAGAATTCCGCATTCGGCTGAAATAAAGTACGAAGATTATTTAGAGAAATTTAGAGTTACTCAAAATTTTTTTATAGGCGATAAATATTATTGGTTTTAAAGGAATCACATGGCATACAGCGAAAAAGTAATAGATCATTTTGAAAATCCACAAAATGTTGGAAGTTTTGATAAAAACGATCCAACTATTGGAACGGGACTTGTAGGTGCTCCAGAATGTGGTGATGTGATGAAACTGCAAATAAAAGTTGAAGATAATAAGATAGTTGATACTAAATTTAAAACTTTTGGTTGTGGTAGTGCTATTGCTACAAGCAGTCTTGCTACTGAATGGGTTAAAGGTAAAACATTAGATGAAGCCATGACAGTTTCAAACACAGAACTTGTAGAAGAATTATCTTTACCTCCTGTAAAGATTCATTGTTCGGTATTAGCCGAAGACGCAATTAAATCTGCAATAAAAGATTATAAAAATAAACAAAAAAGGTAATATGTCATTTTTTAAAAAAATAGCAAACTGGCTTGCCGGTACACCTGCTCCTGTCGCCAACGATATGGCACAAGCAATGACAGGTGCAATGCCCGATTATGAGCCAAAAGAAATTCCTATGAAGGATGAAAGAAAACCTGTTAAATCTAAAAAAACAGGTACAAAACATACAAAGGCTTCGTTAACGAAAATGACGAAGAGTCAATTAGAAGCATTAGGTAGAAAAGAATTTAATGTTGAATTAGATAAACGCAGAACAAAAGCGAAATTAGTAAAAGAACTTTTGGGCACCATCAAGAAAGCGGGGTGAGTATCAATGCCACAAAAATATTGGGATAAAGGTAGAGACGGTAAACATCTAGGATGGGATGATATCTCTGCCATGGATATTAAAGAATTATTAGAACATCTCGAAAGGTGGTATGATGTAACGGATATTAAACCTACCATAGATATTACAGATTTTAATAGACCGCCTTGGTCTTTACCCGGTGATCGTTACATTCGTAATGCATTAGAATGTTGGAATGATGGAAGCGATGAATATGGAGAGAATTTAAAATATGAAGAAAGAACACATTTTCATCTTTCAATAATGATAAAACGAAAAGATGTTGTCCAACATTTAACTGCGGCGGCAGACGGAGATTTTCCGCCAACATGGTAACATTAACTAATCTTGCAAGTAAAAATTTTAAACGAATGTGCGGCGACGAAGGAGTTGATGATGCATATTTGCGAGTAACTGTTACGGGCGGGGGATGTGCTGGCTATGAATATAAACTTACATTTGATTCTAAACCTAGTCCTAAAGATTTGACATTTGAATCATTGGGTATTAATATATTAGTAGATAAAAAAAGCCATTTGTTAGTTGACGGATTAACTATTGATTGGACAAATGATTTATCTGCACCTGGGCCTCGTTTTGATAATCCAAAGGCTCATTCGACTTGTGGATGCTCTACAAGTTTTAATGTTAAAGGCGGATCGTTTGTAGACAAACCGGCGTGGATGCCATAATTTAAATAATATACTTAAATGCAAATTAATAAAATAATAATATTAGGTGGTGGTTCATCTGGGTGGATGACTGCCGCAGGTCTTATTAGTAGATTTCCAGATAAAGATATTACATTAATAGAATCACCAAATATTAATACAATTGGAGTAGGTGAAAGTACATTAGCTGAAATAAATGATTTTTTAAAAATGCTAAACATAAAGGATATCGACTGGATGCCTTTTTGCAAAGCAACATATAAATTATCAATAGATTTTACTAATTGGGACGGCAACGGTACACGATTTCATTATCCTTTTGGTTTTTATCCTAGATATTTAGAAGAGAAATCTCCCCTTAAAAGAAAAGATCAATGGTTTCAACGAAAATTATTATGCAATGCACCACCTACAGAATATGCTGAGTTTCTTTGGGATACTATTGAATTAATAGATCATAATAAATTTACTACAAACGAAGATAAATTCTTTTATAATTTTCAAGCAACATCCCTTGCTGGAACAAGAGGAGATGTTTCTGATAGGGCATATCATTTTGATGCTTCTAAATTTGGAGAATGGTTAAAAGATAATTATTGCTTGCCAAAAGGAGTTAAACATATTGAAGGTACATATACAAATGCAGTACAAAAAGAAAATGGTTATATAGATTATATAAACTTAGAAGGAGACGATACAAACCATTCTGCAGATCTTTTTGTTGATTGTACTGGATTTAATAGTGTTCTACATGAAAAAGTATTGAATGTTTCATTTAATTCCTTCAGTTCAATATTAATAAATGATAAAGCATTAGCAACATCTATTCCATATACACACAAAAATATTGAAATGGAAACCAATACTAATGCAACAACAATGAATGCCGGCTGGTGTTGGAATATTCCTTTATATGATAGAATTGGTACAGGATATGTTTATTGTTCTGATTTTATTTCAGATGACGAAGCAGAAAGAGAATTTAGAGAATATTTATTAAAACACAGAAAACCTGTTGCGGAAAAAGAGCCAATACGAGACATTATCAACATAGATATGAAAACAGGTATTAGAGAAGAGCCGTGGTGCAAAAATGTTGTTGCAGTTGGATTAAGTTGTGGATTTATTGAACCATTAGAAAGTACAGGGTTATTACTTACACATAAAAATATAACAAATATGTGTAATGCTATTGAAATGGGCGATAATGGAAAAAATGTAACAGGGTATTTAAAACAATGTTTTAATTCATGGATACATGCAGATATGGCTTTTGCATCTTTTATAATGTTTCATTATGCTTTTTGTAAAAGAAATGATACAGATTATTGGGAATATGTTACTAATGAAGTACAATATAATGGGGATATTTTTCCGGCATGTGAGGCATTAAATTATTATAAAGATAGAGTATTAGGTCCACATATGTTTCTAGAAGATCCATATAAAAGTTTCCAACCACAAGAAGCCCTTAGTGTTATTATGGCAGGAATGGATTTTAGTCCATTACATTTACGAGATTTAAAAGAACAACATCTTAGAACAAAATCAAATATTAATGCAACAAAAGAATTTTTGCAAGGATTGGATAAATGGTTGGCAGAAAAAAGATTAAGAAATTTAAGTTATGTGAAAAAATTACCTACACATTATGAATGGTTAAAACAAAATATATATAATGGAGAAGAATGAAATTAAATGATTATAGACAATTTGTAGATTCGATTACAAGTAAAGAATCCAAATCGTATCCTGTCTTTTTGCATAGATTGGAAGAATTAGAAGTATCAGAAACAAACAATATTAATATACCAAGACTTATTACTGCCGCATTTGGTTTAGTATCAGAGGGCGGTGAGTTCACTGAGCAAGTGAAGAAACTTTTGTTCCAAGGAAAACCTTTAAATGACGAACTCCGCACAAGATTAATAAAAGAATTAGGTGATGTAGCATGGTACTGGGCAAATGCTTGTACAGCATTAAATGTAGATCCTAATGAAGTATTACAAATAAATGCAGATAAACTCAAAGCAAGATTTCCCGAAGGACATTTTACCGCTGAACGTAGCGAAAATAGATTAGATGGGGATATATGAGTGAAGATAGCAAAAACACCGTTAAAATTTATATTGGTGGTTATGGGGGCGAATTTGTATTAGGCAACATCACCGAAGAACAACACGAATATTGGACAGCATTAGGTAGTGAGGAATTAGAAAAATATTGTTGGGATGCTTGTGATTATGTAGAAGAAAATAGAATTCCAGAAGACATGGATTTTTTAGAAGGTGAAGGCTGGCACGAATGTGATAACATAGAACATTGTTATGGTTGTGATTTAGAAAATGCATACATAGATATAGATTTACCCGGAGGAGAAGAAACTATTAATTATGACGATGCTTACGCAATTAGAGATAAATATGAAGACGCAGAAGAAAATGCTTTTGATGATATAGGTAAAGACTATTGGCTCGAAGACGAAATGATTCGTGAAGGAAAAGAAATCTATACCAGTGAAGGCAATAATTATTGTTATGAACCCGGTCATTATTTTACTGCATATAGTAGTGAAAAAGGTGGATTCATTGATTGTGAATTTGAACTGCCCGAAGGACACGAATTTGATGAAAGACGATTAGTGTTCAACACAATTGATTTAGATGGAAATGATTTTTTGAATACTATCAGTTATATTATGCCTGATGATGATCCAAAAGATCCAACTGAATTAGATAGTATGGGTGGTGACACCACCGGAAAAGGATGGGAATGTAACATGTTTGAAATAACCCGCCCCGTGGAGGACGATGAATGACATAGATAGGCAACCCGCCACTAAAAATAAGAAACATAAAAAAACACAAAGTGTAAATTAAGAGATAAGGTATAAACAAGATGAAAAAGCTATTATTAAGTTTTATTATAATGGCGACATGGATGGTTGTAGGATGTGAAACAGTAAGACAAGTTAAGGCCGGTTGTTGGGGTCATTGGGTGAAACACACCGATGGATCTAGAAGCGGACATAAGAAAGGCACTATTTGGTCTAATCGACATAATGTTACACCTTATAGACAATGTGTGGATGAAGTAGCACCTCATATAGATTTAGAAAAAAGGCCATATGGGTGAAATTAATGAAAAATATAAAAGCAATTATGCTTGTGGTATTTTTCTTAACTGCAAGCGCATCTTGTTCTTCAACAAAAAGTAATTGGCCTAGCGGAATGACACCATTTTTTGCAGAGTGCGAAGGAGAAGGTGGAACTTATACAGACAAGAAATATGCTAAAAGAAAGCAATCACCTTGTCATGGTGGCTGGAAATTTTATGATAGAGGCGAACCCACTTTAACTAATTAAATAAAGAAATAATGGGTATTAACAAAACTATAAATAGATATTGGAAAGACTGGGCAGGTTTAATTTATTTGTTTATTTGCTTAGTTGACTTTTTCTTTGCACCATTGGTGTGGAATATAAAAATGGAAGAGCATTGCAATGATAAAGAACGATATCCAGTTGGTGTTAAATGTGATGCAACTCGTTGGGAACCAATGACATTACAAATGGGCGGAATGTTTCATATGTCTTTTGCCGCTATCCTAGGAGTAGCAGGATGGAAAAAGAAAGACGAAATGGAAATAGAACATAAAATGAACGGAAAAAATGTTTAATCCTTTTGTAGATTTTTCAAATTTAACTATAGAAGAACTCACTGAAAAGAAAATAGAGTTAACAAAGAAACTTTTAGGTGTCCAAAACCTACGAGTTAGAGATCAAATATCCGGAATTCTTAATCAAATCGAGTTATTAACACAAGAAAAAGCCGAAGCACGATTACGTAAAGAATATGAAGAATCAGAAGATTACAACGACTCCCTATCAATTGGCTAATGTGGTACGATAATTATATAGATAGTAACGGCGAGATTATACTTGATGATAAAGCAGTATTTAATTTACTGTATGAAGGAGCCGATTTAAATAATGTTAAGTGTAAGAGGTCTAAAGATTTAGAGATATATAATAGTATAATAGATGAATATGATCTAAATATATCTAAATTGCAATTTGTAAGTAGTACCAACGATAAAAAAGAATTTATACAAAAATGTTTAAATAATTGGTTCATACCGGAAAAATATACCCATATGGATCCATATGATTACATACGAAATTTAACCAAAACACAACAAGAAAAAGATAGAGTAGAATTAGAAATACAAATGTTTGAAGAACGTAATATGAAAAATGTATTACGTTTTATGATATTTTTTATAAACTTTATGCGCGAAAATAATATTGTCTGGGGTGTGGGCAGAGGTAGTTCTGTTGCTAGTTATTGCTTATATCTATTAGGTGTGCATAAAGTAAATAGTTTACACCATGACTTAGACATAAAGGAGTTTTTAAAATGACAAGAACAGCAAGAGGTAAAGAAATTAACATGGCATCATTAATTGCCGCCAATGATACAGCAGTTGCCGTTAGTAATGTTAAAATGAATGCTAGAGGTGACATATTGGGTCCTGGTGGTGAAATAAAAGTACCAGCCCAAGAGGTACAAAAAGAATATTATGAAGAAAAATTAACTGCCCCAGCCGAAACAGTCAAAACATTAGATGATTTACAAGAAAAAGTTACAGGTAAAAAGACAAAAACAAAAAAAGAAACAGTAATAGAAGAAAAGGAATGGGAAGTAATTGCTGAACGTAAATTTACACGTGATGGCAAAGAGTTTATTGAGTACGAATACTCAGATGGTTCAATTCAAGAAAAGGAGTTATATGCAGATAAGACCACTAAGAAGTAGAGTATTAGGAAGTTCTTGTGAAATAGGTGCGAGAACAACAGAAAGCGGAGTTCATTTATTAGATGATGACGGCAAAGAAGATGGTATTAGACCTAGATGGTTTATAGTACGAGCAATAGGTCCGGAACAAAAAGATGTTGTCCCAGGGCAATATATTTTAGTTTCACATGGAAGATGGACATGGGCCGCTACTGTTCATGATAAAGTAAATGATGAATTTGTTGAAGATATTCGCATGATAGATGAAAATGATATTTTGGCTGTAACAGACGAAAGACCTAAAGATTTAGATCGATATGAATTTACTCATTGAACACAATGGTGGATTAGGTGATGCAATAATAGATACGGCATTTATTAAAAAGTTAAAAGAAAAACACCCCGACTATGAAATAGATTTATTCACATATTTCGATAATGCAGAAATATTTTATAATGCCAGTTATTTAAAAACTGTAATTCCTGCACCGAAAAATTATAACCATATAAACATTAGTGATCAACTTAAAAATAAATATGATAAACATATTTGTATCACAGGTCTTTTAGGTTGGGCATTCTTTACAAAACAAAAAACATTATTTCAACAGCGAAGCGAATTATATAATATTGATGCCTTGCCTGATGATATGGAAATAATATTAGATAATGATAAATTGCCTGATGATATTCTTAAAGATTTTGATACTATAGTAGTAATTTCTGCTCCAAAAAACCAATCATTAATGTCTGGTAAAACTATTCATAAAGAAGTTTGGGAACAAATTTTTGATACATATAAAGATCTTGCATTTTTACAAATAGGATCCAAAGATTACGATATAGAATTTGACAAACGAGATAATGTTATTGATTTAATGGATCAAATATCGATTAGACAAACATTATCAACTATTCCTTTGGCCACATTTGTAATAGGATGTGATAATTTTTTAAATCATGCAAGTAGGGTTTTCAAAAAAAGAGGATTATTTCTTTGGGGAGCAAATGATCCTAAACAATATGGTTGGGAACAAAATATAAATTTATATAATAAAAAACATTGTTCACCATGTTTAACCAGTCATAAAGATCATACATGTTGTTTTGCCGAAGGTATTGATAATATACCTTTTAACAAAATAAAAAACGCAATAGACGAATTAAAATGATAAAAGATATAGTAATAGTAGGCGGAGGTTTTTCCGGATACATGACAGGATTATTAATTAGGCATGTATTTGGAACCGATCTTTGGCCCGAATTAACAATTACAGTCATCGAATCTTCAAGCATAGGTACAGTAGGTGTAGGCGAGTCTACAGCTCAAAATGTTCCAATATTACTTAATAAAGTAGGAATAGATCCATATAAATTTTTGAAAGAATCAAACGGAACATTTAAGTTGAGTGCAAGATTTGATAACTGGAATTATGAAGGGGAATCGTACCATCATATGCTTCATGCATTATCTCTTATATTGGATTTGAAATTAGAAGGACCAAAAACAAATATTTTTGATTTTTTTAATCCTTATACCGCATTGGGAGTTGATATTTTACATTATCTTGCTAATGAGGATTCAGGTGAATATGGTTTTGATAATTTATGTTTAGAAAATAAATTACCTTTTATTAAAATAGAAGACAAGTATCAAATTCAAAAAATAAGAGAAGGTGATTTACGAATGGACGGAATGGTTGGGAGGGATCTTTCAGAGACATTAGGTTTGCATATGGATGCTAATTTATCTGTAGATTTTTTAAAAAAAATCTGTCGTTCTCGAGACATTAAAGTTATAGATGGTAAAGTAGTAAGTTGGAAACAAAATGGAAAAACAGGAAACTTAACAGAATTAAAATTAGACATAGGTCGAAAAATAAAAGGAGATTTCTTTTTTGATTGTACAGGATTTAGAAGGTTAATATTAGGTGATATTTTTAAAGAAGAATATATAGATTATTCAAAGTGGCTTCCGCAAAATGCAGTATCATTAATAGATGGTGGTGTAAAATATAAGGAAGAAACAAATCCAAATGTATATACAATATTAGATGCACAAAAGCACGGATACATGTTTAAAATACCATTGCAAGATAGAATGGGAACAGGGTATGTTTACTCGGATCGTTTTGTAGATAAAGAAACAATTCAAAAAGAACAATTAGAACATTGGAATAATCAAGGATATAATCCCTCAATAGGTAAGCAATTATCATGGACCCCTGGTAGATATAAACGATCATGGGTTAAAAATTGTGTAGCCATGGGACTTTCTGAAGGATTTTTAGAACCTTTAGATGGTAGTGCATTAATATTATCATTGGGTTTTCTTACCCAAGTATTCTTTCCTATGTTTAATAAAGAAATGGAGTTTGAAGGATTAGATGTAGACTATTATAATAAACAAGTAAATATAGCATACGAACATACAAGAGATTATATTTGTTATTGTCATCTTCAAAAAAGAAAAGACTCAGAATACTGGAAATATTTTAAAGAAGATGATAATATTCCTGATTCGCTTAAAGAAAAAATTTGGGCATATTCACATAGACCTCTACGTGGATATGAAAATTTATCAGATGCCGCAAAACCGTTTGGAATAGGTTCGTGGGCAACAATAGGTAAAAAATCAGGGTTAGCAGGAGGACATAATGCTCAAAGAGATTTACATAATTTTAAATTAGATAAAATAGGTAAATTAATTAATAGCATTTGTAAAGAAATTAAAGAAGAAGTTGCAGAAGATGCAGTTACACATAAAGAAATGTTAGATTTCGTTTATAACCGATATTATTAAGGAGAAATTATGGTTAAAGAAGGAGATATACTTCCAATCGTAACTTGGAATATGTATAGAAGACACAAAGGAGCTAATGGTCCAATCGGCCATGAAGCAGGTTGGGATAACGCTCCTCCTCAATTTTGGCAAGAATTTAAGTCGGAAGAATTGTTTAAAGATAGATGTATAATAATTGGCATACCCGGTGCTTGGACTAAAAATTGCACACATCAAATGCAAATGTTTGATGGTCAGTTTGATCCTTTATATATGAAATGTATAGAAAATGTTTTCTTTCTAGGTGTTAATGATAGTTCTTGTATGCAATCGTGGGTTTGGGCTCACTATGCTATTAAAGTAGATTGGATAGCCGATGGTAATGGTGAGTTTACAGAAAAAATAGGCATGTTAGTTGATAAATCTGATTGTGGTTACGGAAAACGATCATGGCGGTATGCCATGGTTGTTGAAGATAATACAGTTGAAAAATTATTTGTTGAAGACGGTATGGCAGATAATGTCGGAACCGATGTTGATCCTTATAAAGAATCACATTATAATAAAGTTTACAAATATTTGCAAACAGCAGGCAGAAAACAAGATCCACCAGATGAATCCCGATGGTATTGGGATGTTCCAACAGCAGAAAGAACGACAAGACCAGAAGATGACATAGGAATGAAAGAAAGGCTTAAACAAACTGCTTCAGAACAGGCAGAATATAATCGAGATAATGCTGAGTTTATTAATTTTAATCCAAATAAAGATTCGATAGCACACAAAGAACAAGAAGAAGAAAAAGAAGAGCAAGATAAAAAAGATAAAGAAATGGAAGATGGTATGTTAGGGGGGTAATGAAAGCCACAAAATGTACTATTAAAGATATAGTAAGTAAATTAATTAACAAAGAAATAGGTGCTATTTTTCAAGGTAAATTAGAATTAGGACCTAGAGCATTAGGTAATAGATCTATCATTGCTGATCCGAGAATGAAAGATGGCAAAGATAGAGTTAACGTAGTTAAAAATAGAGAATGGTATAGGCCATTTGCATGTAGTATATTGGAAGAACACGCTCATGAATGGTTTGAAATGGGACGACTCAATTCCTCTCCATGGATGAGTTATGCCATACCGGTAAAAGAAGATAAATGGAAACAAATACCTGCTGTTATACATGAAGATGGTACTTGCAGATTACAAACAGTTAATAGTACACAAAATCCTTTATATTATAATTTAATAAGTGAATTTTATAAACAAACAGGTGTTCCGTTAATACTTAATACAAGTTTTAATTTAGCCGGTCAACCAATTGCTTTTAATCCTGCTATAGCAATAGATGTTTTTTTAAGTAGTAAATTAAATTTTGTTTATTTTCCTGAAATAGAAGAGGTAGTAGTATGAGAATTTTAGGATTAGGAGTTGCTCACGATTCGTCGGCTGTAATAATAAATGATGGCAAAATAGAAGCGTATATTAAAGAAGAATCATTATCTAATACAAAACGCGATGCTAATCCGATGAAGGCCGCATTACATTGTTTATCGCTAGGTAAATTAGATTTTGTTGCATATTCATCACCTACTGCCGATATTGCTGAATTATTTTCTACTAATTTTTGGAAAATATTTGCAGAAAAAATGGCAGAAGCCGAAACAATAGATTATGCAGGGCAACATCATTTATGTCATGCATCTCTTGCTTTTTATAACTCGGGGTTTGACGAAGCATATTCTGTTGTTCTTGATTCACAAGGATCAATAGATTTCAGAGAGGAACAAGATTGTTTTGTAGGTAGAGAAACAGAAACCATATTTGAAGTATCATATCCTGCTACTTTTACACGCATAGCATATAATCCTACCCATTGGTTTGGCATTACTAGATTATATTCACTTATAACAAATTTAATAGGTGAAACGGATTTAGAAAATGGTAAAACTATGGGTCTTAGTGCATACGGAACTATAGACGAAAGTTTACCTCCGTTTTTTAATAAATGGGTTCCATCACGGTATCCTGATAGTTTTGGTTGCTCAATACCATTTAAAGAATATAATAGAAGGCCAACTCAAAAAGAAGCAAAATTAGGAGAAAATTTTAGATACGAACTTCAACCTGAACTTGATTTTACACTAAACGAAATTATAAAAAATGTTGTTTGGTTGCAGAGAGGCGAACTGACCGAACTTACGGAAAAATATCATGATTATGCAAACTTAGCAAAGAAAATGCAAAAAGAAAGTGAAGATGCTGTTTTAAATTTTGTGTTTGATAATTGTGATTTTAATGCTTGTAAAAATATATGTTTTAGTGGTGGTTATGCATTAAATTGTTTAGCAAATTTTAGATATACACAAGAACTACCACCTGATGTAAATATATTCATAGAACCTGTTGCGGACGATGCAGGAATTGCTATAGGAGCGGCAAAACATTTATGGCACAAAACAAGTAAAGATATGACTAAACGACCATTAACTAACATATATCAAGCAAGTCCATTATGGGATTTAACAAAATTTGAGGAAAACATAAACTTAATAGAGAGAGAAAATGAGTGAAACAATTTTATACACACATGTAAAAGTACCAGACTGTTCTTTTTGTAATAAAGCAAAAGAACTACTTGAGGAGAATAACATAAAGTTCACTATGCAAACTGTAGGTCAAGATTTAACACCAAGGGACCTTTACAACAAAATAGGATCATATAAAATATTTCCACAGATCATATACGAAGGTAATCATTTAAAAGGTGGTTATCCAGATCTTGTTGGCTTATTGGATGCGGCAAAAACTAATTAGTTTTTTATGTTCCGATAATGCAGATGATGAACCTTGGCATCAAGAAAAAGCCGCAGAATTATTAGAAAAATATAAAATTTGGTTTGATGGTACAAAATTTAAATATGAAAAAGATTATCGATATGTTCAAATGTATACACCAGAACATGAGATGCTGAAATTTTATATATTTGCAGATATTACTAATCCCAAACTAAAAGTACTATTCAAACTTCGCTGGTCATAATGATACATCAAATATTTCCACACAAGATTTATCACGCTAATATTAATAAAGATAAATCGTTTCATACCCAAATATTAGATGAAGCCAAAAGAACAATGGATCCTGACGTCCCATTTAAAGATGGGGCAAATGTAAATTACAAAGGATATACATCAGTTCAAAAACGGTTTTGGACTAACTCGCCTACATATGGAAAAGAATTTAAAAATTCTGCCTTTAAAGAAGTCTTTGACTTTATTAATAAAAGTGCAGACAATTATATTAAGCACCTACAAATTGATACAACCCACCAACAAATAAAAATGACAAGTGCATTTTTAAATTATGGCGATAGTACAGCATCGTCTTTACATGATCATGAAGGTGCATTATTTAGCTATACATATTATTTTCATTTAGAAGGTACCCTTCCTAGTTTATGGTTTTTAAGTCCTATATATAATGGACCAAAAGGACTGTTTCCTTGGAATGCCCTTCAATACACAGACGAATGGCGGCATGAATATGAAGTTCAGCCAATCGTAGGCGATCTTTTTTTATTTCCTGCGTACTTATTACATGGTACAAATGAAATTAAAGAAGATTATAATCGTTGGTTATTTAACGGAGACTATTTTATTTTTTCCGATAACATACCCAACTTTCCTCCATTAATTGATTGACCTCCGTAAATATAGATGTTATACTATATGTGTAGGCCAATTCTATAACCTATAAATATTAAATAATGTATAGATTAAAATTAATTACAGAAGAAAGACCTCAAGGTGGAATTAGGGTTAGAACAAGCGAATTTGAAACTTTGCTTGAGGCATCTAGTCGGCTCAAAAGTCTTTTATTTAAAGAAGCAAAAGCTGAATTAGATTATGAAATTATTGATTATGAAGTAGAACACGCCGAGAAAATTATTTCTATGGGCGATATTGATAACCTTCTTAAAGAGAGAAAAACCGATGAAGGAATCGAAAAAGGACCTAGTAAAAAAGTTGCGTGAGGCTTTTTATAAAGTCAAACATGCACGAACAGTAGAAGATTATTATTACTGGCAGGATAAAGTAGAATATACTGCCTATGCATTAAAAAAATTAGAATTTGCGAGATCACACTAATGGCAAAAGAACAATATAATAAAGACCAAGCATTAGAACGTTCGCCTCAATATAGACATATGGTTAACCTTGAAAACAGGGAGCGCCGTGTAAAAGAGAAAAAACGGGATAAACACGGGGGCAAGAAAATTGGTAAAAGACTCCCCGATGGTACCTATACAGAAGTATCAACTTCTGATTGCGATTGGCATGAACGATGGCAAAACCCAGATATTGAAGCAATTATTGAACATGCTAGAAAATCTGGTAATAATAAAAAACTTGGATTCGCATCCAAACCAGAAGTTAAATTTAAATAAACTACTTGCTGGCGTAGCTCAGTTGGTAGAGCAGGGGTTTTGTAAACCTCAGGTCGTTGGTTCAATTCCAATCGCCAGCTCCATTTGAAAGATATATCATGAGATTAAATTCTGTAACATATGAAAATTTTTATCCTGATCCTTTTGCAGTTAGGAACAGAATATTAAAGCAAAAGTTTTATCCTGCAGATTATTTAGAAAATATTATTAGAGTAGAAGGAATGGATAGTGATGATATCTATGAAATATCTAAAATAGGAAATTTTTGTGGAGAAAGAACAATACGTGCTACAAATATATTACCAGAAGAAGATGAATATACGAAAAATTTTGTAAAACAAGTTTGTAAATTTGACGATGACACAAAATTACAAGTAGAAACATACTTTACAATGCAACTAGGAGAACATGACTTAGTTAACAAAAGTATTCACCAAGATACAGATCCTATTATGGCTATTGTTGTTTATTTAACACCCAATCCAAAACCAGCTAGTGGTACTATTTTTTATACACATAAAAAAACAAATTGGAATGGGATAAACAAAGATAGAGTGCCAGAAAAAGCATTTGAAGATATGTATCCAGAAAAAAGACAAGATCAAAATAAATTTAATTTTGAAATAGAATCTATAGTAGGAAATGTTTTTAATAGAATAGTATTATATGATAGTAACTTGTTACATGCACCTGGTACTTGTTTTGGAAAAAACAAAGAAGATTGTAGATTAACCCAAACATCTTTTATATTTAAATTGGCATAATGGATTATAGATTAATGGTGTATGATGATTTTTTTATGCACCCAGAAGAAATACGGAAGAAAGCATTAGAACAAAAATTTAATCAATTAGGAAATTATCCTGGACGACGAACAGATCAATGTAAAGTTATTTTACCGGACATGTTTAATGAGCTTGAAATAGCAATTAAACCGTTGATACCAGCGAATAATACAATAAAACTTTGCTCTTTTCAACTAGTTGAAAAACAAGATTTAGTTAGGTGGAATATTCACCAAGATATGTATTTTACTGGTATAATATATTTAGATAACTCTCCTGTTCTAAATAGTGGTACTAGTTTTTATACCCATATAGAAACAGGATGGGATGGTACTACACCTAAGCCAGAAAATATAGATTTTATAAATGCTTTAGACTTCGAACAAACTAGTGTTATAGAAAATAAATTTAATAGAATGATTATATATGATGGCAATATTATGCACAAAATATCAGGAGCAAGCGAAGAAAGATTAACAATAGTATTTAGGGTTGCCGAATGAAGAATATTATTACTGTATATGATAATTTTTTTGAAGATCCCAATAATGTTAGAAATAAAGCATTAGAACAAGATTTTTATTCTTGGGATAAATTAAGCAATGTTGCAACCGAAGGTGAGGAAAACGATAATAAAATAAGGGAGGTGTTTCCTGGACAACAATCTTTATCATGTGAAAAAATTTTACTTGATATATATAAAGAATTTAATAAAAAAATATCATCTTTTATGCCTAACGATAATGTTACAGTAAATGCATTCTTTCAAAGGCAAACAAAAGATGATTTTAGATATATATATCAAGACGGGAAACCATCTTTGTCAGGTTTAATCTATTTGGATGATAATCCTGCGTTTAATACAGGTACTTGTTTTTTTAGACATAAAGAAACAGGCCGGGACGGAACAGAAGAAGCAAATATAAGCGGCACAACAGACATTATACAAGCAGACAAAGAACTAGACCCTAGTAAAGGAAAGATGCAAGGACAAGATAATTTTGAAAAGCATAGTGTTATTGGAAATAAATTTAATAGAATGATTATGTATGATTCTAATATGTTTCTTAGGGCTGAAGGTGCTGAAGACGAAAGATTAACTTTATCATTTTTTGTTTACCTAGGGAAGTAGTTCAGTCTGGAAGAACGCTTCGTTTGGGACGAAGAGGTCGCAGGTTCAAATCCTGTCTTCCCTACCAATATTTTCTATATCATCCCTTATTACAACATGATATAGAAAAGATGAAACTGTAAGGTGTGTTTCCCCTAAGCAAACGAGCTGGGTTTTTTGGCACCAAAGCAGGGAATAGCGTTCCCTGAACTAGAATGGACTAGGCTTACTACTTGCAAGATAGAGGAGGTCGCTCCGAGGCATGTGCTAGTAAGGTCCATTCTATCTTGGTCCCATCGTCTAGTTGGGCCTAGGACACCGGCCTGTCACGCCGGCAACATGGGTTCGAATCCCATTGGGACCGCCATATTAGGGGTTTAGCTCAGTAGGGAGAGCGCCTGTTTTACACGCAGATTGTCACTGGTTCGATCCCAGTAACCCCTACCATTCCTCGGTAGCTCAGTGGTAGAGCAGATGACTGTTAATCATCCGGTCGCTGGTTCGAATCCGGCCCGGGGAGCCAATGTTGACAGTAGCTCAATAGGTAGAGCACTGGATTGTGATTCCAGAGGTTGCGAGTTCGAGCCTCGTCTGTCGACCCAACAGGCGTGTAGTTCAGCTGGTTAGAACACCACTCTGATACGGTGGAGATCATTGGTTCAAGTCCAATCACGCCTACCATAAAAAATAAATATATCGTAATGATTAATATACAAGAAAAACAAGCAGACGGTACATTACTATTTGGATGGAAATCTAGCCCTCCACTCACGCCTTTTGCACCATCTTATACACATCTTTTTATGGAAAAGAAGATTTTTTCTGAAGAGGAATGCGAAGAATGGAACGAGTATTTACTTAAACAAGAACAAATTATTCTAGATAATTTTAGAACATCATTGGGAGATGGATTAACCGGATTAGGAGACAACTCCGTTACATCGCGTCACCCCTTTTTTAATGTTCTGGAGTTTGATTTTCATCTTGCGGAACAGTTAAAAACTAAGCTCTTTGATTGTATTTGTTGTCTTCTTAATATTACTGATAACACAACCTGGCAGGAAACCTTGTACACAACATGTTGGTTTAATGTGTTACGACAAGGAGAAAAGATGAAGATACATTCTCATGCATATCATAATAACACGTTCTATGGGTTTCATTTAACCATAAAGGCAACCGAAACATTTACTTCGTATTATCATCCTATTAAACACCAAGAAGAGGCATTTCATGTACCAAACAAACAAGGATACCTAACTTTATTTCCTAATCTTATTCCTCATGGTGTAACGCCCAACAAATATGAAACTCCTAGAATTACAATTGCGGGAGATATGTATGCATCAACCATTTTCCCATTAGCACTTCCAAAGACCTTAATTAAGATAGGAACTTACAACAATCCAAAATAAATACATTATAATGAACTATCAAACCAAACTTATTATGTTTTTTATCGGAACATTTATTTTTGTTTTTAGTATTATGGGATTTGTTCTTAACAATTTATAAATGGAAAATGAGCAACGATAAACCTTATTTTGAAACGCACAAACACCAAAACCACCTGGACGAAAAACCATGGATTGATACAAGATTAAACGAAGAAGAGATGAATTTTCTCAGGCATGCCATTTCTAAAGAAAACAAAAAGAATTATTCGAAGGAATTGGCTGGAAATATTTCTAAAAGTGAACTATTAGATGATAAAAATGATTGGTTCTTCGAAACAACCCTTAAAAAATTAACTGAAAATATATTCTATCGATATCAGAATCAGAATAATATCGATGATGGAGAACCCCCACCAGAATTTAAATTGGAAGAACTGTGGGTAAATTATCAGAAACAATATGAATTTAATCCTTTACATGGTCATAGGGGTTTTTGTTCTTTTGTTGTGTTTATGAAAATACCTACTCACTGGGAGGAACAACATTCACTCTTTGACCACACAAATTATCCATCTGCATCTAATTTTGCGTTTGTGTGGTCAAAGAGTGATACAAGTAAGATTTTTAAATGTACGTTTCCGCTTAGTCCAAAAGATGAAGGAAGAATGTTATTTTTTCCTGCATGGTTAGAACATTTAGTTAATCCTTTTTATGGAACAGAAGAAGAAAGAGTAACAATAAGTGGAAATATTAATCTGTGGGAATAATTAAATGGACATTTGGAATAATAATTGGTATTATGTTTTTCTATGCGGTGTTTATAATAGTAAATAGTATGATACAGGAAAAAAAATATAAACAATCTCTATTTCCGTGTCAATATATAAGTGGTATGTGTAAAGTAAAAGTTACTATGAAGAATTGCTCTGGTGGATTACCAGAAGATTATTGTGAAAGAAAATTAAATAGGAGGTAATATGAATGCCACAGCACAAGCATTTGTTAGTTCGAGCAGAAGTTAATAAACCTATTAAAGAAGAAAGAATACTTAAAAAATGGCTTAAAGAATTAGTTAATAAAATTGATATGAAAATTATCAAAGGGCCGTACACAGCATATGTAACCAAAGAAGGTAATAGAGGTATAACAGGTATTGTAGCAATCGAAACTTCACATGTTGCAATTCATATATGGGACGAAGAAACGCCCGCATTAGTACAGTTTGATGTATATTCTTGTGCTAACTTTTCAACTCACGAAGTTATAATGCATACAGCAATAATGGAACCAACAAAAGTAGAACATTTATTAATAGATAGAGGCAAAGAATTTGATCTCGGTAATATAAATAAATGGTCGGGATTAAGAGTAGTTGGGTCTACGGAGGAAACATGATGAATATTTGGGTTGAATATTTTATAAATGAAGATAACCAAAGTTATTTCGAAGGTAGTCATGCCCAAATGAAGGAACAAGCAAAATGGGTCGAACCTGATCCAAAAGATGTACATAAACGATTTTGTCAAACTAGAGAAGACGCCAATCGATTTGCAAAAAGCATGAACGATCGGGGATATCACGCAACTATTAAAACAGATGGATATGGAAGCATTAATTGAAGGTAAAACAAAACAGATAGAATCTTTAGACGATCCTAGCATAGTACGGATTAGAACTAAAGATTCCCTTACGGCAAATGATGCCGCAATACAAGCAGACCTACCAGTAGCACAAGACAAAACTACACAAAATTGTAATGTAATGTTTCATTTAAAACAAGCAGGCGTACCTGTTGCATTTAAGATAAGAAATAATGAAACATCATTTATTGCAGAAAAATGTACAATGATTCCTATTGAATGTGTTATACGTAGGCGAGCATTTGGTAGTTATTTAAAAAGAGAACCATCCAAATCATCATCAGAAATATTTAATCCATTATTAACTGAATTTTTTCATAAAAATGCAATAGTTGGTAATGAAATGATGTCAGAAGATAAAGCACGAGATTTATATTTGCGTGATGGTGAGTGGACAGAAACAGTATATACAGATCCATTAATAGAACCAACAGAAAATTCATGGTTACTTTTTCCGCCAAAACAGCCGCGATATGATATGCAACCATTAAAGTATATTCGACCAGAAGTTGATCCAGTGACATTAGAGTACATTCGACGGTCATTAATGGTACCTTGTTTTGAAATATTGGAAAAAGCATGGAAAAAGTTTGATGTAGATTTAATTGATATGAAAATAGAAGTAGGAATTAATCAAAATAAAGAAATAGTTATAGCAGATGTAATAGATAATGATAGTTGGCG